TTTGGTGCCTTTGGTTTCTTCATTTTGTTTTCTCCAGATACTTGTACAGCTGGTATGGTGTCCAGATGAACGGTCGGTTGATGCCTAGAATCTGTTTAACGTGTCCTACGCATGTATTGAGCATGAATAACGATTGCCTCGCGGTCTTACGATCGATTTTGACAATGATAACCTCATCGATTTTATCCATTTGTCGATCGATAGTAAACAAGTCCACATAATGCATTGACTTGCCATAGATTAACCAGCGGCCTCGGTCTGCCATCATCAGATAACAGTGCTTGATGAACGGGTGCAGGAACGGTGACCACCAATGGCCTGAGTCGTTAGTGAATACAACGTATGCATCAGACACTAAACTGCGGTTAATGTGTTCATTAGAAGACACTAAACTGCACCTTGGCCTGTCTTGGTTGTGGTCTATGTCCTGACACCATTGATTCCTGCCATCCTAGTGCAAGGGTCTGTAGTGCATCGGCCCCGTGTGATGCCCAGTCGTGTACAGGTGTATCACGGAACACTTGGCGCTTATCGTCGTATTCCCGATGGTATGATGCGATGCAGTTGTACCCGTGTTCGGCCTTCTCATCATCGATCCAGAATCTAGGGAACATCCGTCTAACGGCCTGTATGCCTTCAGCCTTTGTTCTCGGTCGTTGTACTGTCCTAAAGTTGATCCCCATCTCTCGGGCTACTTCTTTACGTGATCGGCCTGACGTTAGCTCTCTGACTTCGATGTCGTGTGGTGCAAGGTGAGACCCTAGCATCACGTTGTTGGTCGTTGCGTATTGGTTCAACCATTGGATATAGTGCTCCATCCCCTTGGACGTGTTCTCATAGTACCCAATCAATCGTATCTCTTTGCCCATTGCTTGGAATAGCCAGATACTCATAGCGTCCGATATGCCGAGATCCCATGCCGTGTGTACTTGCAATGATGGTTCAATCGGTAGCCTTCCAACCCGTCCCTGCTCCTTCGCAGCTGTCAATTGATCGGCATAGTATGCGCCAGGAATCTGTGCCTCGAATGATCCATAAAACTCTTGCTGGATCAGTGCCTCATCCATGCCTTCGAGTCGTTCGTTGTCGATGATGTCACTACTGATAACCGGTGATCCATCGGCCCGTTTGGTGTCGTTCACCGTTAGATTCTGGCAGAACCACTCATTGGACTTCTTGGCCATCTGATACAGTGAATGGCCGTGATTCTTTCCCCGTGGCGTATAGATAAAGACCGCCCATCCACCGTTTTCAGCCAGTATCGGCCTGATATAGCCCCATGCATTGGGATCACACAATGACCACTCATCGAAGATAACTCCGACCGGATTGGATCCGACTAGGTTGTTGTAGTTGTCCGACCCTGTGAGCTGCCATGTTGACCCATTGACCAGCTCTATCAGCATCTCTTGAGAGCTTGTGCGCTTCCGTATGGCCTCTGGGAATACTTGGCTTAGGATGGGCCTGCCTTCTGAGTCTATGCCCGACCAGATGGCTTTCCTCGCTTGTGTTTGCACTGGGAATAGATGCCAGTACGTACCGACCCGCTTGAACATCTCTTTGGCTGTAAAGTTTAGAGTTGCTGCACCCTTGCCAGCTCTACGATGCCACACGATACAGGCACGCTTGGCCCCGCTATCCATGGCCTTAAAGAATGGCAGTTGATGCGGTCTAGGTTCCCATTCATGTGGGATCGATATCTCAGGCAAAACGGCCCTCTCCTGGATAAATGTACAGTACTGTATGGATGTCCAGGTTAAGCGTTCTTGAAGTCTGAGACCTGAATCACTAAATCGCCACCATCAGCCCCTGAAATCTCCACAGCTTTAACGTCCCCTAGATATTTCCCGATCAACTTCAGCTTGATATCAGCCGCAGCCTTCAATCGTTGCACCTGAACAGGATCCAATTCACCTTCAAGATTGGTCAATTTTTGTGCAATTTCAGTAACATGTTGAACATGACCCTGATTGGATAATTGCTCTCTCAGTGCTTCCTGTCGGATTGCTCTGTTCTTATGTGCTGCTGTTGTTCCCATGGTGTTTATCCTTACCGAATATCTTGTCCCAGTTGGCCGAGTATCGAGCCCGACTCTCTACAGTAGTCTTTCTAGCATGGTCACCTTTACCGCCATGTGACCAATTAGGAAAATGCCGATCGGCAGTTTTTTTATCCAGCTTGTGACGCATATCAGGCATGTTTTACCCTATTAGATAATGAACATAAAAAAAGTGTTGACACGTTTTGCGTTATGTTTTATCTTCTCATTCGCGGTATCAAATTATACATTAAATCAGCAAGGAGTAACACCAATGCAGGCACAAGAAAAGCAAGACTTACAAAACCACGTTGACCATATCGCGGCAACATTGACCAACGGCATGACCTTCGAGGATGCCGGTATTGATCACGAAGAACACGGATGCGAACCGGATGACATTATCAGCGGCTTTGATTGGATTTCTGACGTTTTAGATGTTGAGTTTACCATTGACAGTCAAGGTGAATTTTTAGGCGCTCGCATTCTTGTGGCGTTCGGCGGCCCTAATATCTGGGTCGATACGCGATGGGGTAAAGTCGAGGGCTTTTGGTGGGGCGATTCAGCTTCCGCAAGTTTCATCGATGAGATGGGTATTCATGAAGCCTGTGCCGAATGGTTCGCTTGTCGATAACTTAACAACGGGCCTTCGGGCCCTTAACCAATCCGAGGGGATTATATTATGAGCAACTGGCACAGCGAAACAATAAAACGATTCAAAACACTAGGCAGCGATGCATTACTCTATATCAGACAAGACGCCTACAATGCGGCAAAAGCTGGGGAAACGATTGATAATCCCAAGGTCGGGCAATACTGGGATGAATTCCACTATGCTGCCCAAGAATTGAGACGGCGCAAGATTACCGCAGTAGAATTTAAGAGGGCATTATAGCATGAACCGATTAACCAAAATCAGCATTGCCGTGGCAGTTGTCGCGGCCCTGCTCTGGGTCTCAAATTGGGACTATGAGCACGAGGTCGCCATGTCCAAAGAGTACCGATATAACGTCTGTCATGGCTACTGGCCGGACTTTGACAACCTTAAACCAAACTGCGAGGGCATACGATGAATACAGACGAAGCGATGCGGGTTCTATGGATGACAATATCAGGTTATGCAGAAGATTGTCTTTCCGATGACTCTGAAGAATTAGAAGAATTACAACAGGCTTGGACAATAGTTTCAGATAAAATGAGGGCATCCGATGATTTACGATAACGCCGAATTATTACAGCAACCGATCAACAGAGAGATCACCGAATTTTATCACTACGACGACATCGAATCAGCAAAAGAAGACGGCTCAATTGTTTATCTTTGGCTTAAGGGTGGCAGTCTTTCATCATTGCAAATCGACCCCAACCACTGGGACGGCCTTGACGGTGCCTTTGAGATTGCCGAATGGCTCGCATGGGAAATAACCGACGCCGTCGCTATCGGCTCGCAAGGTATGCTTGAAAGCGCGGTCACTCAATCGGGTGCAACATGGGGACATTATGTATGAACGTCCTCATTGCTTACGAATCCAGCGGCACAGTCCGCAATGCCTTTTTGAACCGAGGTCACAACGCATGGTCATGCGACCTACAACCCGCCGATGATCGTAGCCTTAAGCATATCAGGATGGACGCTAGAAAGGTGATGGAGCACCGCAAGGTGTGGGCCTATCATTGGGACTTGATTATCATGCACCCGCCCTGTACTGCGCTCTGTGTCTCAGGCAATGCCCACTACGGCACAGGCAAACCCAAACACGACCAAAGGCTTGAGGCTATCGACTACACGCTTGAGATGTTCGAGCTGGCCAAGTCGGTTGCGCGGTTCGTGTGCATGGAAAATCCCGTAGGAGTGTTGCCGGTCAAGGCTAGCCAGTACGTCCAGCCTTACGAGTACGGACACCCAGAGAGCAAGAAAACCGGCTTGTGGTTGCACAATCTGCCAAGACTCAAACCGACCGAAGTAATACCGAAGCCAGACTGCGGGCATTGGGACAACCAAACGCCAAGCGGCCAGAACAAACTAGGCCCATCCGAGAATCGCTGGAAGATACGCAGCAAAACCTACCAAGGTATCGCCGATGCTATGGTGCAACAATGGAGCAATCTATGAACCGAGGAAGACCACGGGCAACCGGCCCATTTGATACACATGCCGAACTTGTGGCGGCAGTGCTAGAACGACACGCCAAGGGTAAAAGCTCACCAAACATTGGGCGCATTCTGGGAATTAGCCAGCCAACAGCAATGAAAATCATCAAGGAGAACCAATGAGCCTGAGACCAACCCGAACCGAACTGTTAACCGCATGGATGACGCTAGTCAAAGTGCGCGAGACTTACTGCCAGCCCGAGGTCGACCAATACGAACAGACCGTGTTGCTAGACGTGCTTAAAATGCTGGACAAACTACAACAAATCGAGGGCAAGAAATGATCAAGAAACAACTTGATAAGCTATTGGTGCCACGCTTCACAGGCGGGGCGATGATCGCGGTCTTCCTGTTTGGCTATGTGATTGGAGCAATCCTGCTGTAATCTACCAAGACGGCTTCTTGGGTTCATCCTTTGAGGCCGTTTCCCGCTCTATTAATATTTCGCAATAGTGTATGGCTTTTCTCAGATCATCCACCCCGCCTTTATCTCGCCACCTCGAAATATATTTCACCACCGCGTGCTCACAGATCCCCAGATTATTAGCCAGCGCATACTCCAAGGGTTGAATCATCATCGTCTTGTAATGGCTGCCAGAAATTTGCTTGTCAAATGCGCTCATTTAATCCGCTCCACGTTTACCTTTAATCGTCCTTCTTCCCCGTAGTCTTTGTGAAGAATCACGCATGTCATGCTCCGAGAACTGGCATAGCCAGAGGAAGCGTGCCAAGCGTCTGCGGGTGCTAGGATGTTCCAAGACTCGAACAGCGCGCCGCCATATTCCTCTTGATTCTTGTGGTGTATGTGACCCGTCCATACGAAAGTGTGCTCCGCTTCGCCCCATTCTTTCCTGAGATTTGACACGATTGACCCGTGAAGATTAGACATTTTAATCCGATCACCGTGATGCGTCACTATCAAATTCTTGCCCCACTGCCACCAGATAAACTTGCTGGCGTTATCGAAAACGTGAACACGCGGATCGTCCTCAAAGTACAGGCGCATGACCTCATTCAACCACAACGCAGCATCTGGATCATGATTACCACGGACATTCACAAGCCAGACCTCGGCATGTTTCTCAAGCATACGCAAAACCGTACGCTTTATGACATTACTTGCAGCCCTGATGGTCTTGGAGTACCGGCCATCAGAGTCTAGTAGATTCTTGCTGTTAGGGGTTGAGCTGGTGGAGTCGTTGACGTGCATGAAGTCGCCAAGGTTTACCAGAACCCCGACCTTACCCGCTGGTGCTACACTGACCAGCCGATCAACTGCATTTTCTAAGAGCCGTTGCGAAATTTTGACATCATAGTCCTCGCCCATCGTCTCAGTGTGGTGAGCAAGCATCCCAAGATGATGATCCCCAATGATATAGCTAACCATATAATCGTCATCAATGCCTGCGGGCGGGTTAATGGGAGTGTGTATTCCCGAGACTTCATCTTTGAATCCCTCCACAAATTGAGCGATTAGTTCTTCTAGCTTCTGACGTTCTGGCTCCTGAATGTGCCACTGTAAAACAATATCACCGTCCAGATTGTAGGCGGTACTGACCCGCTTGGTGGTAAATCCTGGGACTGTCTGGCGGTTTACATTATAGGCTGGTGCTACACCTTGAAGTGCTGCTCGTCTATGAACAACCGCAAGTGATTTATGAATTCTTCTGGGATCTTTGCCTAGCTCTCGAGCAATCTCAGTCTGGTTCATACCGCTCAAAGTCATCTCGATAATCTGACGCTGGTACTCAGTGTTGCAAAAATCTAGGTGCTCGGTCGTGGTCTTATATTTCGTCGTCATATTCCCAGCTCATCTGGTAGAACGAATGCGCGGCCATTTGCAACCGGCCAGTGATTGAAGCTATTGAATCGGGATCGGTTGAGAAAGTTCCAGGCATGTCCAAGTCAAACCCGTCGAGGTGTTCGGTTACTATGACGGCACCACATATATTGCCAGCCTCACACTGTTCCAACAGGCTGCGGAGTACATCCCGCACCTGTTCAGCATTACGGTCTAGCGTGGAGACTGTACCCATTTCTTATTCAATGCTTGGTACTTGGA